CCCCGCACTCACCATGCGATGAGCCAGAAGGTGATCCAAGGTGTGCATCACCGACGCATCAAGGAGTTCAAGCCTCGTGATGAAGAGGGCTTGGTTGCGTGGCATTGGTCAGAGGAGGAAGTCAATCTAGACAAGGACGATTGGTTGCTGCTGTCCCGCACCAAAAAAGGGGCACGTCAGTTGGAGCAAAGCGTCCGACAGCGGGGTCTGTTCTATTCGTACAACAACAGCCGTGATGTGAACCACTCCGCGCTGGATGCGATCCGTGTGTGGGAAGATCTGCGTAGTGGCAAAGCCTTCACTGCAAAAGATGTCCGCATGGTTTACCGTTTCATGATGCTGAACGAACAGGTAATGCGGGGGCATAAAACATTACCCTCCGTGGACGAGGAGAAACTCCTGACCCTGCAAGAGTTGAGAGAGCATCATGGCCTAATGACTGACGAGCCATGGGAAGATGCGCTCTCGGTGATTCCGGATGAGGAGGCTCGGTACTACAAGGCTTGCATCCGGCGGGGCGAAGACTTCACCAAGCCTCCGCGCATCCGCATCTCAACCATACATACTGCGAAGGGGGCCGAGGCAACCAACGTAATCCTGATGACAGATGTGCCGAAGAAGTCTAACAATACGATGGCGAACAGCTTGCACACGGATGATGATGAGCTCCGTGTTTTCTATGTCGGTCTGACGCGGGCCAAGAAAGAGCTCCACTTGATCCACCCGCAGAAAAATGGGAAGCGAATCGTATGACTGAGGAACGATTTATTGTCGCTAAATGTGAGTGTGGTAAGGAAACACACCACATGATGATGAGAAAAATACGGACTGCTTGGCCCTTCTGCGAATGCCGCAAAGCAATGAGGATTACGAATGTCGACTCCGTACCAGTACGAGCACAAGACCGAGTGGTTGATGCCGGACAGCTACCCGAATTTATCCGACGCCCACGAAATCTCAATTGACCTTGAAACATACGACCCTGACCTGAAAAGCAAGGGCAGTGGTTGGCCTATCAAGAACGGGCACGTTATCGGCATTGCCGTAGCGGTGCGCGGGGCTGAGTGGTACTTCCCCATCCGCCATGAGAACGGACCCAACCTTGATGCGAAGACTACCCTTCGCTGGGTCAAGTCCATCTGTAGCCTAGCAGATTGTACATACATATTTCATAATGCAATGTACGACGTGGGTTGGTTGCGGGCGGAAGGCGTTGAGGTAGCGGGCCGCATTGTCGACACGATGGTTGCTGCCCCTCTTCTGGACGAGAACCGTTTCAGCTATGCGCTGAACTCGCTTGGTCGGGACTATCTCAATGAGACCAAGGACGAACGGGATCTGCGCGAGGCGGCACTGTCCATGGGGATCGACCCCAAGGCAGAGATGTACAAGCTGCCCGCCCACTTCGTCGGTCGGTATGCCGAGCAAGATGCGGCACTGACCTTGCGCTTGTGGCATCACCTCTACGGTCTGCTTGTGAAGGATGACCTCCTGTCGATCTTCGATCTGGAGATGCGCGTGTTCCGCGTGATCTTCGAGATGCGGAGCCGCGGAGTTCGCGTCGATCTGGAGAAGGCCGACGGTGTGAAGCAGAAGCTTCTTGCCGAGGAGAACGCCCTGCTGTCCAAGATCAAGAAGACTTCCGGTGTTGAAGTCTCTGTCTGGGCAGCAGCCAGTGTGGCGAAAGCTTTTGATGCGGCTGGCCTTGAGTATCCACGCACTGCGGCAACCGGAGCCCCGAGCTTCACAAAGAACTTCCTGTCAAACCACAAGGCCGATCTTCCCAAGATGATCGTGAAGGCGCGTGAGCTAAACAAGGCCCGCACCACCTTCATTGATTCGATCACCAAGCATGAGAGCAAGGGTCGGATCTATGCTGACATCCACCAGCTGCGGAGCGACGAGGGCGGCACGATCACGGGTCGGTTCAGCTATTCGAACCCCAACCTTCAGCAGCTGCCAGCTCGGGATGAATATATCGGCCCACTGATTCGCGGCCTGTTCCTTCCGGAAGAAGGCAACCTTTGGGGGTCTTTCGATTACTCCTCACAGGAACCACGCATCGTCGTGCACTATGCGGCGGCAGTGAAACTCCCGAAAGCTGACGACTTTGTCGATGAGTACCACAGGGACCCACGGTCTGACTTTCACCAGATTGCTGCCGATATTGTGGGTGTTCCTCGTAAGCAAGCAAAGACCATCAACCTAGGCCTGTTTTACGGGATGGGCGTGAACAAGCTAGCAGAGCAGCTGGGTTTGGATCTTGAGAGTGCGAAGGATTTGTTTGCCGTCTACCACAAAGAAGTTCCATTCGTGACGCAGCTGTCCACCTACGCGAGCGGAGTGGCGGAAGAGAAGGGTCGTATCCGCACCTTGCTTGGTCGCGTCGGTCGGTTCGATAAGTGGGAGCCGACGGCGTTTGGTTCCAACAAACCTTTGCCCTTTGACGAAGCCGTAAAAGAATACGGTGGCCCCCGCAATATCAAGCGGGCGTTCACGTACAAGACCCTGAACAAACTGATCCAAGGGTCGGCGGCAGACCAGACGAAGAAGGCGATGGTTGACCTGTACGAGAACGGCATCTTGCCAATGGTTCAGATCCACGATGAATTGGCTGTGTCGGTGGACAGTGTGGAGATGGCCCAGAAGGTGATTGCCATCATGGAGAACTGCGTTCAGTTGGCAGTCCCGTCGGTTGTCGATGCAGAGGTGGGGCCTTCATGGGGTGAGGCCACCCACTCGCTTGGAGAGGATGGCCTCTTTTGGGGGATCAAGAAGTAGGCTCTTCTTCAGAGGCTCTTCGAATCATCGCCTTCAGCAAGGCCTTGTCGGAGGGGGGCATGTAGTACCCCTCTCCGTAGCGACTGTAAATGTGAAACCCCTTGGTTGCCAGCACGTGGCGCAGACGGTAGACCGCCATGCGAACGGTTGATTTTGAGTGCTGGATGCGCGGGTTGTAATCCACAATAGCCTGATAGAGTTCGTCCTTGGTCACCTCCTGCTTAAGCAAGAGCAGTTCGAGGAGCATCGACAGCTGTGCTGAAAGGTTCAATCCAGTTTTAATCTCCTTCAGTAATGCGTTCATGTCATAGGTCCTTTTATTGTTATGCGTGTAAAGCAGTTACTCTTGACACCCATTTTTAATTGTCACAGCAGTGTAAAAATATATCACATTTCCATTGGCTAATGCAAAGCCATCTCTGGAATAGACATGGTTCAACACGCGGGGCATCCTACTTCTTCGCCTTCTCTTCAACTGTAGGTACATCTTGTACAGGTGAACCATAGAGCGTCTCCCTCAGATCGTGTTCTACTTGGGCCAGCACCACGTCGCGCATGTCCGAGCTCAGTGCTCCTCCGTCCTTTGCCATTGCAAGCTGTGCTGCAAAAGAGTCGTAAGCAATCGAGTCGATCCATGAGTCGGTATTGTTGGGGTCAAACGACAGGCGGCTTTGTTTGACGCAGGATAGAATGACCACGATGTCGTAAGCCGTGATGGTTTTGTTCAGGCGAATTGCCGCAAGTGCCGCCGCTCGTGTTGCCATTGGGTACATAGGTCCATATTGTTTGCCGCGTTCCTCGGTGATAGAAAGAGCCTTGCTCAAGATATCTTGATACCTCATAACTTCTTCTCCCAACTTATTGCTCATGCGTTACCAGCGGTTTGAAACTTCTCGGATACAATTTCCATCGAACAATTGTACCCCTCTTTGCAGATGACGAGGAACTCCTCTAAGGGAATGCTGCTTTCCACAGCCAGATTGCAGATGTGGTACAGCATGTTTAGCGCAAGGTACTCCCGACAAACATCGGCATCGTAGTCCCTCTCTTGTGCTACGTCGTAGAAAGCCCCAGTGATAGAGGCGTAGGCAAAGCTGGATGCCGCTTTCCATGCTGCCTCATCCGGAAGGATGCGGCTCAATGCCTTGGCCCGTTCTTTTGCATCTACGGTGGATAAAAAATCAACCATCTTCTTTCTCCAGTTTGCGAGTAAAAACTCTATCGTAATGTGTGGCGCACCAGCTGGTGCAATTGTGGGTAGGCTCTCCGCAAACGATGGGGTTGACCTCTCGGTTCATAACCCACCGACATTGGTATCGGCTGATGTCAAACAGCCTTGGCTTGTCGTCCATGCCCAGCTTGACCTTAAACAGGCTGGGGCTGTCCTCTATCCTTGGTCTTGTCCGCTTCACCAAAGGCCGCATGGCGGACAAAGGTGGATGCTTTCTTTCTGGAGTCACCGCCTTAACGGGTCTGGGCACAGGGGGCTTACGCTCTGTCCGGAAGTTCCGGTGGATGAAACCAAGCACAGCATTGCGGGTTTTGTTGATCTCCGCCCCGATTTCCCGAGCAGACTTGCCGAGCATTATCCCTGCCTTCAACGTCTCGATATCTTCCGGAGTCCACAAGATGTTTGCCATCAGTGTTTTCCCCAAGGTTCTTGCGGGAGCTCGATGATCCTGTCGGGTTTCATGGGGGTTTGGTTTAAGCAAGCCATCATGTGTTCAAGAACCTTTCTAAGATCATCAACGGTTTTGGCTTTCGGGGTAAGGGGCTCCGCTAGGTAGGCCACTATCTCACCGAACTCGGTGTACACCTTGCGGATTTCAAAGGTCATGTCGTCACCTTCTCCTACCCGAAATAGGTGATACGTCAGGACTCTTGGTTCGCTGGCTCGGTATTGCGGGGTCATTTTGATAACTCCTTTGGACGAGGAGGGGGAAGTGGAGCCCCCTCCCTAACCACAACGGTACAGGCCCCCATCAGGTGAACCACGATCAGCAATATGAGGGCCCGCTTTATCATGCCGCCTCCCCTTCGATGATGGTCACAGGAATTTCCGGATCACGTGACCGCAGGAAGATGACGCGGTCGACGATGTCGTCGATCACCTTCTCCCGAGCAGGGTCAGGCAGTTCCTTTATCAAAGAGAGGAAGAAGGTGTACATGTAACCATGCAGGAAGCCTCCCCCGTAAAGCATTGGGCGGGTATTGCTGTCGTACACACGACGGATTTCGGTTTCGAGGTCCTTCATCAGAAGGTCAAACAGTTGGTTGCTCATCGCACTTAATCCTTTCTATGTCTAAGTGGAACTGTAAAGTGTCACTGTTTAGTTACATTGTCAAGCGGTTATTTTGGCTGGTCCTTCAACAGGGGAATCCTAAACTTTGTGAGGGGCGGCTTCCAAGCGTCTGCCTCCCAAAGGTTTTTCTTGTAGTAAGGATCGTTCTGAAACTTCAGTTCGATCCACATCTTCTGATCCTTATCCGCCTTCAGTATCCTAAAGCGGATGCCGTGCTTTTGAGCCAGCTTGGTTGTGGCATCTGTCCTCGGCACGTAGACATCACCAACATAGGTGTCCATCTCCACGCCGAGGGCTACCAGTTCCTCATACAGGGTCGGCATATCAGCTCTCCCGAAACCCTGCCGCCAGCTCGATGACCAGCTTTGCCAAGAAGGCCGTTATGCCAAGCACGATTATGACAGTAGCTATGTCAGTCATGATACCCACCCACTGTTCTTCGCTCATGGTCCTTTGTCCTTCACATCTTTTATGCCGAGCACCTTGTAATACTTTAGGAGCACGGCACGTGCACTGTTTTTACTGATGTTAAACTTACGTCCTATCACCGCATAGGAACACCCCCTCTTCCGCATCTCGTGCATAGCTGCGCGTCGGATGGGGCGTTCCTCATGGGTGGCCTTGTAGGGAGCCAATGTTTAGATCCTATACATTTAGGGAGGATTGTGCAGTTCCCTGCAACCACATCGTACTGGTAGAGTGGTCGAGGTTTTTGAGGGTAACGCTTCTCAACTCTCGCTCAACAACCTTATCCGAAACGATCAATGGTTCTTTCGTTTTGGGACGGCGACCAGCTTTATGTCCTGCCTTGTTCTTACTGCCGACAGGGCGTCCGAGCTTTTTACCCTTAGCCAAGAAG